CGCATCTTAATGTTGCACTGCCTATAGTTGAAAATGACGGATATGACATCGAGGTAATAGATCAGCGAACACATGAACAGTTTAAGTTTGATAAGATAGGTGAAAATTACTGGGCGGATCAGGGCAAGGTGTGGCCCAAAGGACATCAACTCGAAGGACAGCCAATCGTGCTAAGAGATTATCAGTATGACGTTGTAAATCAGTTTCTAGAAAACCCACAAAGCCTGCAGGAAGTTGCAACGGGTGCAGGTAAAACCATTACGACAGCAACACTAAGCCACCTGTGCGAACAGTATGGAAGAACAATGGTAATTGTTCCTAACAAATCCTTGGTAGTTCAAACAGAAGAGGATTATAAAAATCTAGGTCTTGACGTTGGTGTGTATTTTGGTGATAGAAAGGAACTGAATCACACGCACACTATCTGTACATGGCAGAGTCTTAATGTATTAGAAAAGAAAAGTTATGACAGTGACACACTCACACTTGCAGAATTTACAGAAGGTGTAAAGTCAATCATCATTGATGAAGTGCATCAGGCAAAGGCTGATGTATTGAAAAGATTGCTCACACAAAATTTCCGTAATGCACCCATACGCTGGGGATTGACTGGAACAGTGCCCAAGGAACAGTGGGAATTCCAAGGAATACTCGCAAGCATTGGACCAGTGATCAATAATGTATCAGCACACGATTTACAAGAAAAAGGAGTGCTGGCTAAACTTGATATACAAATACTGCAAACAAAGGATATTGAAGAATTCCGTAACTATCAGGAAGAATATACTTGGTTAGTCACTGATGAAAAAAGACTATCATATATCAGCGATCATGTTAAAGCGGTTGCTAACAATGGTAATACTCTTGTGTTAGTTAATAGAATTGACACGGGTAACAAACTACTTAAGAATATTTCAGATGCTACATTTATTAAAGGAGACGTAAAACTTGACGAACGCAAAGAACAGTATGATGAAATTAAAACATCAGATAGCAAAATACTTATCGCAACATACGGGGTTGCGGCTGTTGGTATTAATATTCCTCGTATCTTTAACCTTGTTCTTATTGAGCCTGGTAAATCTTTTGTAAGGGTTATACAAAGCATAGGACGCGGAATTAGAAAAGCACAAGATAAAGACTTTGTGCAGATATGGGATATTACATCAACTTGTAAGTATGCCAAGCGCCACTTAACCGAACGCAAAAAATATTATAGAGAAGCAAAATATCCATTCCAAATTACCAAGGTTGATCTATGATGTATCCAGTAACTCCAACAGAATTTAAAGAAGGACTGTATCAACAGGATTGGTATGAACGTGATTATTTTATAAGCAAGGATGGTACCGGAGAGTTTCCTGAACATCATTGTAAATTAACATGGGTGGTAAGCATTCCGTTTATTGTCCAGGCTAGAAACGCAGTTGATATAGGTTGCAGAGATGGTGAATATACCAGATATCTTCACAATAATTTTGATCACGTGTTCTGCTTCGATTACAGAAGAAGAAAACTATTTCACAAAAATGTGGATCTAAAAAAGATTACACACTTTAAGTGTGGGCTTGCCGATGAACATAAAATTGAAAAAGTAAGCGGTGGCGGCAGCATGACGACTGGAAAAATACCGCAGGAAAAATACTACGAAGAACAGTTATACACGCTTGATGAATTTAATCTAAAAGATGTTGATTATATAAAGATAGATGTGGATGGGTTTGAATTAAGAGTTTTAAAGGGCTGCGTAGAAACAATCAAAAAATACCAACCTTTACTAATAATAGAACAGGAAAATGATGATAGAGAAGCAATCGAATTTTGTAAGACATTGGATTATGAAATTGCCGAATGGGACTCTACGCATAGAAATGTAATAATGAGGAAAAAACAATAATGAGAATATTAACACTAGAGAACAGGGCGTTCGATCTAAATGAATTGCCGGAAGAAGTTGCGGAAGATGCTAGATTTAGCGTGCTGGATAATTCGGATCCAAGCAATCCGGATTTTTTCTTTATGCCGCTTATCTTTTTGGAATCTTTTAACAGTCCTGCCATACTAATGAAAATTGGAGACCACGAAGTGCAAATGCCATTGGATTGGTGCATGGTAGTGGGAGACAGTGACTGTGGTAGTGATCCCGAAGTTCTACCATTAACATCCATAAATGAAAGAGGTTTTGAAGCATTCGTAATGAATCCAATCAAAGGATATAGAACGGAGTTCATGCCTATAGAAATCATCAATATCTATCAAGATGTACGGTGGTACTTTCCAAAGATGAAGAATGGACAATTGCTGACAGTACCCCTTTCAGACGGAGAAAATCCACAGTGTGCATATTTTGTAAAGGAAATAAGCAGACAATCAGAAGTAATTGATTTGGCCAATCTACTCTGATAATTACAATAACAAGCCCGAGGGCAAGGAGTATAAATGACAATGAAAGCAGGAAAAATTTGGGGTCAAACGGAATTGATCCACGCAAACGGTGTGCTAGAGTTTCACCGTATTGAATTTAAAAAAGGCTATAAGTGTAGCGAACACGAACATCAATATAAGTGGAACGGATTTTTTGTAGAGTCAGGCAAGATGATTGTGCGTGTATGGCAAGATGCAGATCAAGCAGGACTAGTAGATGAAACCATTCTAGGTCCTGGAGAATTCACACAAGTTAAACCAGGAAAAATTCATCAGTTTGAAGGTGTAGAAGACGGTGTAGCATTTGAACTGTATTGGGCAGAATTCAATCACGACGATATCGTAAGACGCACAATAGGAACAGCAGTTAAAAAATAATGCTTATTGAAACCAAATTAGGAGATTGGGTATGTCCTGATGAAGATGCTTCTTGTAATGTTGCTTACAAAAAGTATGGGGATTTATCTTTATATCAATCAGACGAGTTAGACTGTGCTTTAAAGTTCGTAAAAAATTTTAGAACAGCAGTTGATATCGGGGCACACATTGGATTAATGAGTTATAAATTATCTCCTTTATTTGAGTCGATACATAGTTTCGAAATACACGAATTTATGTTTAAATGTCTCCAGAAAAACAAAGAAAATTTTCATTTAAACAATGTGAAGATTTATAATTATGGCATAGGCAAAGAAGAAAAAAATGTTGATATAGTTTATAATGAAGGAAAAAGTTTTTCAACTCACGTAAATCCTGATTCGGTTTCTGGAAAATACAAAATTAAGCCATTGGACAGTTTCGAATTTAAAAACGTTGATTTTTTAAAAATCGATGCAGAAGGTTACGAATCATTAATTGCACAAGGAGCATTAAAAACAATTATTGAATCTAAACCAGTAATTTTGTATGAAAGAAAAGATCATGCACAACGGTATGGGTTTGAAAGGGATTCAATTGTTGAGATACTAGAGCCATATGGTTATTTTGTGTTATCGAGAAAAAAGAATAATTTTAAATTTAAAAAATCAAATGCAATAATGGTGTGTGATCAGTCACTACGGAGTTTATCAGATGGAATATAACATACTTACTAGTTTTAATAAGCACTATTGGGACGAGGTAGCAAATCAAACATCGAAAAAGTTAGATGAAAACTGGTATGACAAAGGAAAAATATTTTTATACCACGAACTTGATGATAACTTTTTATCTATAATTAAAAAACCATACAGTAAAAGGGTAGAATGGATTAACCTTTATAATACTGTTACGGAATTACCTGCATGGATTGAAAAATTTAAAGATGAGCCTAAGGCAAATGGTTTTAATCCCAAAGGAGGAATAAACTGGAGAACTCACGCAATTAAGTGGGCGCACAAAACTTTCCCTCTATTGTATCATGCTAGAAAACAAAAACAAGGTTGGTTGTTTTGGATCGATACTGATGCAGAATGTTTTAAGAAAGTAGATGATAAATTTATAAAATCAATCTGTGATGAAAGAAAAATAGTTTCCTATCTAGGAAGAAAAACAAACTATAGCGAATGCGGCTTCTTAGGATTTAATTTAAATCATCCCGAAACTAAAAACTTTATAGAAATGTGGTGGAACATATATCCCACGGGAGATTTTATCAATATATCCGAAACACATGATAGTTGGATCTTTGATGAAATGCGAAGAAGATTTGGAAAACCAGAACTTTTTGATGATTTAAATGCTTCTAGCACTACAGATAAAAATCCGTTTGGATTTTCAAAAATAGGTAGTCATTTCCTACATGTTAAAGGACGGAATAAAAAACAACATCTTGCAAAAGCAAAGAGGAGAATCTAATGCTAGAGGAACACTTGGGCGGTCATCAAGGTAAAACACACTTAGATCATGGAGCACTTAACTACCTAAAAGATAAATTTAATGCAAAAACATACTTGGACATAGGATGTGGTCCTGGCGGAATGGTCGAACTAGCAGAACAGATAGGACTTGATAGTTTAGGCATTGACGGTGATTACACCCTTGACAGATATAACAAAAATAGATTTTTAATACACGATTTTACAAAAGGTCCTGCTCCTGTAAGAGGAACATATGATATCGGTTGGAGTGTTGAATTTGTTGAACATGTTTATGAAAAGTATATACCAAATTATGTTCAAGCATTTCAATCATGTAAAGTTTTATTAATCACATATGCACCTCCGGGTTGGGAGGGACACCATCATGTTAATTTACAGGAAGAGAAATATTGGATAGACACAATGGCGAAATACGGATTACGTTATGATGAAGAACTTACCAAAGAAGTAAGACAGAGATCTACTCTTAATGTAAAAGTAAAAAAAGGTAGAAAGGCTTTCGTACGTAACAGAGGTTTGTTGTTTGTAAATGAAAACAAAATCTAAAATTATTGCCATAAAAGAACTATTATGGACCTATCATCCTTTACCAAAGGATGTAAGCGTAGTTCCATTCTCCAATAAAAAAGAAATAGATTCTGCGGATATATTTTTACAAACCAACATTAAAGGTGGAAAACGAGAAAAGAAACTGGGCAACATCTATCAATACGTTCTAGATAGTGGGAAGCCTTTTATCTGCGTCGAGTCTGCCGTATTCCGTAGAAACATGCCTGCTCCTCCTAATCCAATGGCATACCATCGATGGAGTTGGACCAGTTATTTTCGTGACGAGGGAGATTATTGTAATCAGAACAGTCCAAGCGATCGCTGGGAACAAATTCAGAAGGATCAAAATATAGAA